AAGGATAATCTCACCAGCAGCAGTTAATATATAATCACCACCTGCTGTAAGTAATGGTTTGTAAGTTATAATATGATTTACGCCGATTTTCATTATACTATTTCGTAAGAACCACTAAAAGATATAAATGATGTATTACTGAAATTTGTATCATCTAAAAGTGTTACCACCCCAGCTTCAGTCATTTCATATAATCCTATTTGAGATGTACCTTTTATTACATAGCCTATCATTTGATTTGCAAAACTTATTGTACTCGGTAATAATGAAACAGGACTATAAGAAGCAATATCATTTTTACAAATATATGGAAGATCACAAATAGTGACGCCACCAGCAGAAACGCCTTTTGATGTTAAGGTAATAGTGCCAGAGAATAAAATCATATTCCCTATTTTAGTGTATCGGCCTCCTGTGTCAGCTCCGTAAGTAATACCTACGGATGCACCAGCAAATTTTATTGTAGGTACGAATGTGCCTTCTTTATAATCATCTAATGTATTTACATCAGCACTTGGTATTTGAACAACTGGAAATTTCACTTGCCCTTTTATCCCTAAAACATCAAGTAATTTATCAACAGTAGTATATTCTGTTACACCTGTATCAATGTTATGGATCAGGAGGTTATCAGTTATCTTAACTACTCCCCTATCTGACATGTCTAATGGAAATCTTTCACTCATTTTTTTATAATTATATTGTTATTTCTACGGTTAAATAATTGGCTATTGAGGGAATTATAGCAGGATTAATATTTAAGGAATTGATAAATCCTTCTAAAGCATCTGCATCAACAATTTCTATAATATCGGGTCCAAGTTGTGTATTCACGGAATTATATATTTTCATTGTAACAATAATATCATAATTTGGAGTCACTATTGCCAATTCAGGAAGTATGAACGATAAATCAAAAGGCAATCCGGGAAAATATACCGGCCTGTCAAATGAATTTAGAAATGGAGCGTCCTTTAAAGCATACGCTACATATTCATGTAAATTAGATCCCTGCTCTTCACTCCTGACAACTTCACCATAATACCATGTATTGCCTTCGGCTGTATAATCATCTATATCTGCCGTTGCACCTACATACCACCTGCCCCGGTATTCTAAAGTAAAACTACCTGATTTTGTAGGTTCCTTCATTATTGTCGCTGAATAATCGCCTGTCTTACCTAATGAAGTTTTTATCCGTAATATCCCGGATATATCCAAGTCGGCAAGGCCGAAAGAATCCGGCGAAGCGATAACGGTCATCGGCTCCAATATACCGTTTACTGTCAACCGCCCTTCGAAATAATAACCTCCATGAAGTGTATTGTCATTCATGTAAGTTATATTCATTCCGGCAACCCATGTAATATCAGTTATCAAAATAGGATAACCGGTAACGTCTGTCAATGTACCTGTAAGCATCTGCCCTGTTGTTGAATCATAAACAGAGATTGCATCATCTTTAAGTGGAACGACCGCTGTTACTGAAGGAGTTATCGTTATCTGTAAAAAACCTCCGTTTGGTGCTGAAAGCGTTACTGCATAATCTTTACGTGATAGCCGGAAGTTATTTGCACTCTCCGTTGCCAACCACCGGGAGATGATTGTAGGATCAAGCGGTTCCGGGTATTCCGGGGTGCTGATTAATATCGGTTCGAATGTTACTGCCATTATATCACCTCCATAGTAATTTGACTTATCTTATCACTGAATTTCTTATTAATCTTTTCAATAATTTCTTTTCTGACTGTCTGGTAAACGTCAACAAAAACCTTATTTCTAAACTGTTGATTACCGTATTTATTGATATACCATGTCAGTGATTTCGCTTCTCTTAACTTTCCTTTAGCATCCGTGGATTTGAACATATTTCGTTTCTCCATCCATCGGTAAATCTTCTTATACAGTTCATGATCTTTTGTATTACGCCTCGGTCCCCGGCCACGTTCCAAAACTCCCAGCCAATACGGAACCAGAATACCATCATGAAGTTCGGTAATCTCAACTGTGAACATCTTCATAATAGATTCACTGATCCGGTTACCTGAATAGGAATTGCGCTGACCTATCAGTTTAACCATCTCCTCCAGTTCCGGTTTTAAATCAATTCCGATCATTTTGTTTTAAATTTTATTTTCCCTTCGTATAAAGAACTTTTAAACCTAAACAAAATGCTTTAAGTTGTTTAACATAATTAACATAACTTATAAAAACAGAATCAAACCCTGAAGTTCCCTCAACTCTTAGTTGAAATGGTTCCTTATTACTATATCTTAACAAATAGAAGCCATGTAATCCATCTTTTGTCCATTTTCTTGAATTGTACCCGATATCAAAATTACAATGCTGAATAAATCCGTTTTCAATTAACCATTCTTTTGTTAAAATCTTTTCATCAGTTTTCATAGTTTTAAGTTTTAGTTTAAATACAAGGTATTCTATTTTCGTTATGTAAATAATACAAATTAAAAGGCATTGACCAACCGATAACATTTGCATCATATTTTGTTTCCTGAATCTTTGTAAGATGCATCGGCTGGATAGTCTTAAACTCGGCATCAGCAATGACACGGACAATTACTTCTTTACACTTATCAAGAAGCATCTGAAATTTAACCTCATTTGTATCAGCGGCATCTTCCAGTTTAACTTGCTGGAAGATCTCAATGATAAGAGGATTATAATGTTCCGGTATCGCATTGGCTTTTATATCCAGATCAACTTCATTAATCTGAAGTATTAATCCGATAATATCATTTTGATCGCTCTGATCTGTCTTTAGATTAGCAATCTTATCTGATTCGTAAAGAACCAGAGTACAACCGGAGGCCGTGAGAATGGTTTTAAGTTTTGCTGTTATCATCTTTCAAGTCGAATGAAAAGGCACATTTTTTATTGTTGCAACAGGCTACAAAGCCTTCACTATACTTTGCATTATCAATTACCCATGTCTTGAGTTTTTCACTTTCGTTCTCATTCTCAGTTTTTATACTGAGTAATCCTGATTCATTAATATCTGCTATCATTTTACATATTTTGATTTTATTTTACTTATCTCCTGCATTTCTTTATAGTAGTTTTCCTGAAATTCATTGAATGCCTTAGCTTGCATAAATCTTACCAAGCACTCCTTATAAGGCGTAAGTAATACTTCCGGGACGGTAATCTTCATTGCATCACGAAGGAAATCTAAGGCTGCCAGATCACTGAATACATTGAGTTTCTCAATCCCGGCTGCCAGTTCCATCTTTGAAGGCTCGCGATGAAGTAACTCAAATTCCTTTTTTATCAACTCTCCAAACAGAGTGACGAGGTACATAGCAAGAGGGTAAATCTCTTTGACTTTCAAAGTCAGAATATATCTGCCGAACGACAGTGCTTTATCCTCGTCCCACTGCTTGCCCGTCGCCAGTGAATAATAATAACCATCCATTACTCTGAGTATGATCCCGAAGTCGTTTGTCTCTTTCCGTGCAAGGAATAACCTTTGGCCGTAACATATATTTGCAGTGAAATTTTCAACAGTCTGGGGGATTGTTAATAACTTTCTTTTGATCCTGATCGATTCGGGGACCGGTAATTGTGATAAACCATCTGCTAATCCAGAATAAGCAGGATCGTTTATCATATCCCGCAAAGTCAATTTATCTATTTCAATTACCCGCACCATACCTGATGTGTCTCTTTACGTGCTGTTGTACTTTGAACATAATAACGAATACCTGAAAGCAAATGATTCCATCCTGAGTTCGGGATGCCTGCTTTCTTATCATTCCAGGTGTGATTTCTGAGTTCTTTTACAAGATTGACCGATTCTTTGTCTGTTATTATATCATAATCCTGAACCAGACGGATACCCTCTATAACGCTTCCCTCTGCTTTTACGACACCCTTAATGTTTAGTGGTGTATTCCTTAATTCAGATATCATTCGTGGGTCTGCACTGTCCGCAATGATTAATTCATGTGATTTTGCGTATAACTTTACCTCTTTACGTAAATCCGATATCTGAAGGTTATTAAGATAGAAGCATTCCTTTACATAAATCTTCCTTTTCTTTTCATCAACTGCTATCTTAATCATTGCATCAGGATCGGGGTGAAAGCCAAAATCCAAACCAAAGCCAAAGGGCAAAGAATTATCAAACTCTCCGTATGACCAATTAGGATAAATGACTCCCTCCATCTGACCTATCAAGCCCTCAAGATAAACGCGCCTGTAATTTGGATCACGGGCAGCACGGAGTAATATGTCTTTCTTTATCTCCGGAGCCAGAAAAGGATTATCATAAAGTGTTGAATGAATCAGCGTGATATCATCTTTATATTGCGGATTGTTAATAAACTGATCGTAAACCCAGAACTCACTTACCGGGTTCCAGTCGGCAAAAATCTGCTTCCGGGTACGCTGTGCAAGATGAAAGA